ATGGAACAGATGATTATATAGAGTCTGATAGTAATATTGATTTAAGTTCAGGTGATTTCACAGTAGATATGTGGATTAGACCTGACAACGTTACAGGTTATAAAGGACTATTTCAGTCTGGTACAAGTTCTCTATTAAGTGTTTATTTAATAGGAGATCAAGTCCAAGGTACTGTTGCAGGATCAACGACTCTCTTTATTTCTGATACCAGAGTTTCTGCAAATGTCTGGACTATGATTACGGTTGAACGTGAAGGAAACGTTCATAGACTATACATTAACGGAACATTAGAGGAATCAGGTTCTACTGCTAACCGCCCAGACAATGGTACTTTTACTGTAGGTAAAAATGGTTTTGGTGATTTTGATGGTTACATTGACGAAGTAAGACTTTCTGATGTAGCAAAATATACTGGAACAGGCTTTACTCCACCTACCTCTGCCTTTGCAGTAGATGATGACACATTAGCATTACTACACTTTGATGGTACAAATGCTTCTACAGACATTGTAAATGCAGCTAACCTTGCTTACCTTACTGTTGATGCAGGATTTGGCCCAACTATCCAACCTGTAGGGTTTGGCTTAGAGATTATCACTGACTCACTTCTAGTAGATGGTGACGAAGTTGTAGTTGAGTCGGATGCTAACATCAGTCTAGCAGGTAAAGGTGTAGCAGGTACAGTATCAGGAAATACTGTTACAACAGATTGTCAAGCTGTAGTATTGCCAGTGGGTGTACAGGGTACGTTTACTGTAGGTGATGAAACAATTAACGCAGTACAGTTTGACTATGAGTCAATTAAAGCTGACTACAGTAGACCACGTACAATATACATTGCGGCAGCTTCGTCTAATACAAACATGTCACATGTACGTGCAGCATAATAGGAATATATAATGTCATTAAAGTGGCCTAACAAAGACCCAGATGAACTAGCTGATTACAGCATTGATTGGTCACGTTTTATTACACCTGCAACTATTAACAGTGTTACGTGGTCGGTTGATAATGCAGATGGTGTTAAAACGGAATTAGTTCCTAGTGGTCAAGTAGTACATGGAATACAACTGGTATCTGCAACAAACACAGATAGTGTTGCAACAGCACGTATGGGTTTAGGTACAGATAATATTAAATATAGACTGTATTGCACAATAACCACTTCTGACGGATTAATATTTGAACGTACTGTATTCCTACGTGTAAGGGAAAAATAATGGCATATAACTTTCTTGGACTTGTAAATGAAGTAAACCGTAGGCTCAATGAAGTAGAGCTTACAAGTTCTAACTTTGCTACAGCTACAGGTTATTATAATACAGCTAAAGACTCAGTTAACTCTGCTATTCGTCACATCAATCACGAAGAGTTTGGTTGGCCTTGGAATCACGTAGAAGAAGAAGACATACTAACTGCAGGTGTCACACGTTATGGGTATCCTTATGATGCTAAAACAATTGACATGAATAGTTTTCGTATCAAACGTAATAGTAGCTTAAATATCACAACTACAAAATTGCAAAGTATTACATATCAAGAATATCTTGACAAGTATTCTGACTATGAGTACAATAGTGATACAGGTATACGTGGTAAACCAAGATACGTAAGTAGAACACCTAGTCAAGAATTTATTATATTTCCTACACCTGATAAAGCTTATGAACTAGTATATGAATATTATCGTAATCCTGTAGAGTTAGAATTATATGATGATGTACCTACAGTACCACAAGAGTTTAAACATGTAATTACTGATGGGGCTATGTATTATGCCTATCAATTTAGAGGTGACAATCAGTCTGCTCAACTGTCTCAACAAAAGTTTGAACAAGGCATTAAGTATATGCGTAGTCTACAAATTAACACATATGAGTATGTACGTTCTACTGTAAAGTATAGCAATCCAAATACATTTGGTTTATTGAAAGTATAAGACATGACTACAGCTTGGTCCACATTCCCTGTACAGTTTACGGGTGGTTTGGTTACTAACATTAGCCCATTGCAACAGGGTATGAATGCTGTAGGCTCTGCATTTATTCTGCAAAACTTTGAACCGTCACTTGATGGTGGGTACCGTAAAGTAGCAGGATACACTAAACTAGATGATGCACAGTTAACTGGTAGTGGTGTAACACAAGCATTAGCAGTTGTAGAAAATGCAGATGAAGAACGTTTTATTGCTGCACGTAGTGGTGTATATTATTTAATTAACACAACAGATGCTACACCTGCTTGGTCATCTCTTGTAACTGCTAGTGATACTGGGTTTACTAAAGCAAGACACGTAAGCTATAACTTTAACAATGCTTTAAAGATCGTGTTTGTTGATGGTTTAAACTATCCCGCATACTACACTGATAGCACACAGGCTATGACTTATATAACTGGCAGTGGCACAGGTAACAGTGCAGTTGAAGGTGCAAGCACAGTAGAATTATTTAAGAGTACATTGTTTTTTGGTAATGGTTCTGAACTAGTCTTTACTGCACCATACTCAGACACAGACTTTGATCCCGCTAATGGTGCAGGTAGCATTGGTCTTAACTCAGAGATTACTGGCCTTAAAGTTTATCGTGACTCATTGATTGTATTTTGTCGTGATAAGATTATGCGACTAAATGGTAACAGTGCTGCTGACTTTACTCTTAGTGCAATCACAGAAGACCTTGGTTGTTTAAGTGCTGATACAATTCAAGAAGTTGGTTCTGATATTATGTTCCTTGGTCCAGACGGACTACGTACACTAAGCTCAACAGAACGTATTGGTGACTTTGGTATTGACGTTGCATCAAAGAATATACGCCCTACTGTAAATGAACTTCAGTCTTATGCAGGAAGTTTTTCTAGTACAGTAATTCGTGGTAAAGCACAGTACCGTATGTTTGGTTATGTGAATGGTGAAAAAGTTGGCATTGCTAAGGGTGTACTAGCTACTAAGTTTATTGACCAAGGTGGTACAGGTTTTCAGTGGGCTGAAACAAAGGGCTACAAAGTTTATATTGCTGACTCACAATACATTGGTGACAACGAATATGTAATCTTTTCAAACAATGACGGTTATGTGTATCGTATGGAAAGTGGCACATCCCGTGATGGTGACAATGTTGTAGCTATATATGAATCACCATTTATGCCAGTTACCGATCCACAGAAACGTAAAACATTTTATAAACTTGATCTATATATTAAACCATTTGGTGCAATTAATATTGACTGTAATCTTAGATATAATCAAAATGATAAAAACAAAATACAACCTGCAACAATATCAATTGTGTCAGACGCAGGTGGCGGTGGTTTCTTCGGTAATAACTTAGCAGTATATGGTACAACTGCATACGGAGAACCTCGTACACAATCATTTAACAATAACATTGTAGGTTCAGGTAATACAGTGGCACTAAGAATAGAAGATGACAGTTCTAATTCAGCATTTTTGTTAGATACAGCAATACTTGAATTTGCTGAAAACAATAGGAAGTAAGGAAAGCTTATGGGTACAGGTTACGTAAGAGCAGATACAGGTAATAATATTGCTAACGGTAATGTTATTGATGCCGATGATCTTGACAACGAGTTCAATGCTATTGAAACAGCATTTAATGCTAGTACGGGCCATACTCACGATGGCACTACATCAGAAGGTGCGCCTATTGAAGTCATTGGACCAACACAGGATGTTGTAGCTACAGCCTCTGTACTACGCCCTAAAACTACAAACACTGTAGACCTTGGTACATCTAGCCTGAAATATAAAGATGCTTATCTAGCAGGTGATCTTAACTTAGATGGTTCTATTACATCTACAGGTGCAGTTAGTTTAGGTTCAACTGCAATCACAGGTACACTATCTGTATCAACAAACACAACACTTACAGGTACTCTTGCAGTTAACGGTAACACAACACTTGGTGATGCAGCTTCAGATACGGTGACAGTAAATGCGGATATTGCTTCAAGTCTTATTCCTTCTGTTGATGACTCTTACGATCTTGGTGCCGTTGGTTCTGAGTGGCGTAACGCCTATATTGATGGCACTGCTTACATTGATACTGGCTCTATTGATACTGCAAATGTGGGAACTTTAGCTGTATCAGGTAATGGTACAATTACGGGTAATCTTACAGTTGATGGTACTCTAACAGGTTCAGGTTCTATTGTTGCAAATACGGCAGATACACTTACAACTGCACGTACCATCACTATTGCAGGTGTAACATCAGGTGCAGCTAACTTTGACGGTTCTTCTAACATAACTATTACTACTACAGGTCTTACTCTTGATAGCACAGAAGTAACTGCAACAGGTACGGAGTTAAACATCCTTGATGGTGCAACTTTAACAACTGCAGAACTAAACACTCTTGATGGTATTACTGCGAGTACTACAGAACTTAACTATGTAGACGGTGTAACGTCAAACATCCAGACACAACTTGATAGTAAACTTACTGACTTCGCACTAGAAAGTTACACAGGTGATGTTGACATTGATGGCGAACTTGTGGTAACATCTTACAATGAAACATTTGCTGCTGTAACATCATCAAGTAATGCAACTACGATTGACTGTGAAGCAGGTAACGTATTCAGCCATACACTAACGGAGAACACCACATTTACAATCAGCAACCCACCTGCAAGTGGTACAGCTTATGGTTTCTCACTGAAGATTGTACAAGATGCAAGTGCTAGTGGTTATACTGTAACATGGCCTAGTGCTATTATTTGGCCTAATGCAGATCAGTATGCAGCCTCTGGTGTACCTCAACTTACAAGCACTGCCTCTGCAGTAGATCAGTTTGTGTTCTACACACATGATGGTGGTACTACATGGTATGGCTTTACAGCAGGTTTAGACTTAGGATAACATAGAATGAGTAACATTAAAAAGTTAATGATGTCTGCAGCAGGTGGTGGTGGTACAAACGTAGAAGAATTATTCAGCAGCTATTTATATCACGGAACAGGCTCCTCATTAACAATAACTAACAATATTGATTTGAGTACCGAAGGCGGTCTGGTTTGGCTGAAAGGTAGAGATTTTTCTGACAACCATGCACTTTACGACACGACTAGGGGTGTGAGAAATTACATTCACAGCAATACCACAGGTGGGCAAGCTACGGCAGGTGGTGGTCAGGGTTTAACCAATTTCACGACTAGCGGATTTACCGTTGGAAGCAATGTTACGTCAGAGAATAATAGTGGCAAGGATCATGTGGCTTTCACATTTAGAAAAACCCCCAAGTT